GGGACGGTCGCGCGCACCATAGACAGCCCTGCCGGCGCGAGTATCGCCCCACCGCCCGGCGCCCGGCTGTACTACCAGGATGAGGCGGGCCGCTCTTGCAGCCCTGCTGAGTGCCGGAAATGGACGTGGGACGGTGCGCCCGCGTGGTACGACGCCCGCGAGCACGCGCCCCCGGTCCATTGATGTCGGTCTACTGGTGGATGATGAAGGTGGCAGGCCGGCGGCCTGCCCGGTTCGAGGTGGGGGTGATCCGATGAACGGCACGATCCGCGACCGCGTCCAGGAGTTCCGCCGGGTGCCGGCCCGGGAGCTGCTCGACCACGACGGCAACCCGCGCCGCCACCCCCAGGCCCAGCGCGACGCCCTCCGCGGCGTCCTGGAGCAGGTCGGCGTCACCGCCGCCCTGGTCGCCTACCACAGCCCGCGCAACGGCGGCAAGCTCACGCTCATCGACGGGCACCTGCGCCGGCAGGACTTTGACCTCGACTGGCCGACGCTCGTCCTGGACGTGACCGACGAGGAGGCCGACCTGCTCCTGGCCACCCACGACCCGCTGGCGGCCCTGGCCGAGTACGACAAGCCGAAGCTCGACGCGCTGCTCCAGGAGGTCCGGGCGAAGAGCCCCGCGGTCGTCGGCATGCTCAAGGGCCTGGCCGGGAAGGTCGCCAAGGAGGCAGGCGGGGGGGACAAGGACACGCCGCCGGCCCTGCCGCCGGAGAAGTTCGAGGTGCTGGTGACGTGCGCGGACGAGGCACACCAGCGCGAGGTCTACGACCGCCTGACCGCGGAGGGCCTGAAATGCCGCGTCTTGACGTTCTGAGCGGACGGCACCTCAACGGCGGGGGTTGCCCGCACCGGGGGGAGGCCCATGCCTAAAGCTCACGTCCTGGTCGAGTCGCCTGTGGAGCCGAGCTTCCGCGTGGAGCAGGTGCGCGGCCTGTTCGACGTCCCCGAGCAGGCGGTCGTCCGCCACGAGTGGGACGTGGACATCCCCGTCGAGGGCCTCGCCTGGCAGGTCGGTCTCATCGTCGGCCCGAGCGGCTCGGGCAAGACGACCATCGGCCGGCGCCTCTTCCCGGACGCCCTCTTCCACGCCGGCTACCAGTGGCCGAACACGGCGGCCGTCGTGGACGGCTTCCCGGCCCACCTGGGCGGGCGGGAGATCACCGCGGCCCTGTCCTCGGTCGGCTTCTCCAGCCCGCCGCACTGGCTGAAGCGCTACGCCCACCTGTCCAACGGCCAAAAGTTCCGCTGCGAGCTGGCCCGCCTCATGCTGGAGGACGCCGAGGTGGTCCTCTTCGACGAGTTCACGTCCGTCGTGGACCGGGACGCGGCCCGGGTCAGCTCGGCGGCGGTGGCCAAGGCGCTGCGGCGGCGGGGCCGGCCGAGGCTGATCGCCCTGTCCTGCCACTACGACGTCATCGACTGGCTCGACCCGGACTGGGTCTACAACACCGCCGACGGCAGCTTCGCCCGGAGGTCCCTTCGAGGACGCCCGCCGGTCGAGCTGCGCGTCCACAAGGCAAGCCCTGCGGCTTGGGCGCTGTTCCGGGGGCATCATTATTTGACGGCCCGGCTGCACCGCTCGGCTCGCTGCTGGGTGGCCACCTGGGAGGGGGCGCCCGTGGCCTTCACCAGCTGCATGCCGCTGGTGGGCCACGCCGGCGTCTGGCGGGAGCACCGCACGGTGGTCCTGCCCGACTTCCAGGGGGTCGGCATCGGCAACGCCCTCTCCGAGTGGCTGGGGGCCTACCTGAAGTCGTGGGGCCTGCGGTTCACGTCCGTCACCAGCCACCCGGCGATGATCCGGCACCGCAGCAAGAGCCCGAAGTGGCGGCTGAAGCGGTTCGGGCACCTGAAGGCCCACGGGCGGAAGGCCCACAAGGCCATCGGCAACCTGGCGGACACCAGCAGCACGTCGCGGCTGACGGCCAGCTTCGAGTACGTCGGGCCGGCGCTGGGGCGGGAAGGACAACCCGAGGGATCCCAGTCCTGAACGGCGCCCACATGAACTCTTCTGTGGATGCCGAGGAAGGCGGAGGCCGCCGAGGCACTTTTCCCGGCGGCCTCGGGCACGAGCGTGGCGCAACCTTCAGGGGGCAGACCACCTCGTACAGGAATGCAGGAAAACGGCGTGGTAGGCCGGGTGCTCCCGGCCACCTCCGCCCCTACCTTTCAGAACGCGAACTCAAGCACTTCCATTTTTCGCCGGACGACCGCGCGAGGCGCTTTGGGCCTGGCCGCCCTGCTCTTCGGCAAAGGCTCAAGCGGCACAAACTGATGGAAGAGCCAGGTGGTGGCCTGAGAAAGGTCGTCCGTTTGGATCGTCCGCGTTTCTGGGACGCTGAAGTGGAAATTCCACGGGCTGTTCGCCCGAAGCACTTCCAGAAAGTCTTCGCCCGGCCGCAGCCGCGCGCAGCTCTCTTGCAGCTCCTTCAGGAGGATCGCCGGCACGTCTTGCAGCATGGCCGAGGCAAGCTCGCTGACCCCACCGGCGTGGGCGCACTGGAGGCACGCCGCCACCACGTCCGCGGAGTCCGGGGAGGCCGGCGTGGCCACAACCCCCAGCGGCACCGACTCGTCCCTCGTCAGGTCCGGCTGGTAGCGAAAGATAACGAAACTGACTTCCATAGTTTCCTCATCTTGAATATGCGTCGATAACACTCGGGACCTTCGACCGCCTTTCCGAAAGGCATGTGACGATCGCGGCCTTGTGCGTGGGCTGTAAGTACGGGTCGGGAATCCGATGCACGATTTCTTGGATCGTCTCCACGCGGAAGCCTGCGATCCGCTCGGCCGTGGCAAGGGCCGACCCGCGGTCGTAGAAGTCAGACATGACGGGCAGCATGGGGGGCAGGGCGACATCCCGGCCGCCCTCGCCCGTCCAGTTCGAGTGGATCATGCAGTTGGCGAAGTCGCAGAAGATCGGCTCCGAGACGCGTTGCTCGCTGTGGATGTCCGTGCCGATCAACAGGTTGGTGTCGTTGTTGCGGTCACTGTTGGCCAGCCAGGCGTCGAAAGCAATTATTCCACTCCATATAGTCACTGTAGAGCGGAGGACCCCGTGGGCGACGGCGGTGGAAGCCGTGGTCGCCGTCGCCTGCGCCCACTTCTGGATTTCAGGATACAAGACGAGGGAGACCACGGCCTCTCGCGTCCGGCCGCCGCACGCGACCCCGTCCACCAGGACGGCGGGGGGGACGGGCAGGCCGAGGTCGAAGGCAAGGTCGGCGGCGATCTTTTCGTGAGCGGCGCGCGGGTGCCCGGCCACGTTCGCGTCCGCCTTGGACGGCTTCAGGTATCCGCGCAGCTCCCCGCGTTCGACGAAGAAGCCCTCGGCCTCTCCGCCCGGTCGCTCTCCGGCCGTGGCTTTCCAGGACTCCGGGTCCACGGCGGTCCTCCGCCACTCGGCACCAACGGTCATGACCAGCGGTGATGGCATGTCGCTAGGATGCCACATGGTCATTGCCGGGGCAACAGGATTCCGAAACGCGAAGCGTCAGGCCACCACCGGCATGGCCGCGGCCGGCCGATGCCCTCGGTCTCATTGAGGGCGGCGTCCGTCGCACCACCGCGGCCGGCGGAAGGGGCGTGCGACGGCCCTACGGCCGCGTCCCGCGCCTCAATTCAGACATGCAAGCAAATACCCTGCCGGATCCCTAACCAACTCCTCCGACACGTCAAACAATCGCTGCGCCCCGCGGTAGGGGATCGGTGTCGGCAGCGCCCGCGGCCGCGCCAGCAGCCAGCACCACGGCCCTTCCCGGAACGGCCCTGGCGGGCACTGATCGAGCGGCACGCAATCCACCACCTCCACCGTGCCGACGATGCAGCCGAACGGGAGGTCATCGGGCACGCGCGTGCCGTCCGGCAGGACCGCCCGCATCGACGCCCGCGACGCCCCGGCGTGGATGAGCAGCGGCCCGCGGTGCGACGTGCGCCACACGCGGTTCTCGACCGCCTTGACCCCGGCTACAATGGCCCAGGCCCACGGCTGGCACACGGAGAGCGCCTTCATGATCGACACCTTCCCCTGCCCCAAGTGCGGCCGGACGCTCCAGCGCTCGGGCGAGTTCGCCATCGACGGCCAGAGCTTCCCCGTCTTCCAGTGCGACGAGTGCCTGGCCCAGGTCGAGAAGTACGGCGAGGTCTTCGAGATCGCCTTCACCTTCGCCGTCAACGCCGAGGGCGAGCCCTTCTGCCCCGCCACCGACGACGGCTCCCTGCCCCTCTAGGTCTCGCCTTTCTCCTTCCGCCCCTGCTGGCCCTCGCCCCGGGCCTCGGGGGCGTGCTCCAGCCAGTAGTCCAGGGCCTTGCGCAGCAGCTCCGCCTTGCCCCCCGTCAGGCCGAGGGCGGCGGCCAGCTGCCCCAAGTACTCGTCCTGCTCGGGGGTGACGCGCAGGGAGATCATCCGCGTCAGCGGGTCCCGGCTAAAGCGCGGCATGGTGCAACCCCTTTCGCGTGAACAGGCAGGCCGTGCCGTCCGGCAGCGCCTTCACGTCGCCCGGCAGGCCGTCCGGCAGGCTGGCCAGGTAGTCGCCCTCCCCGACCTGGCTGTAGTGCAGCGGGTTGCCCTGCCGGATGGCGACCAGCCGGTCCGGCCGCGGCCACAGCCCCAAGAGCACCAGCGGCTGAGGCGCCCCGAACAGCGCCCCCGGCCCCCCGGCCGGCGCCGCCGCCCGCACCGCGGCCCGGCAGCGGTCGAAGAGGCCCTCTTCGCCTCTCTCGATCAGCAGCCCCAGCACCTCGCTGTCGCAGGCGCTGACCGGGTGCAGGCCGAACGCCTCGACCAGCGCGGCGTAGTCGCGGACCTGGCCGTTGTGAACGACCCAGCCGCCATCGGCGGGGTGCGGGTGGTTGTTGATGTTGTCCTCGGGGCTTCCCTGGGTGGCGAAGCGGCAGTGGCCGACCAGCATCCGGGCGTCGGCCGCCATGCTCAGCAGGTTCAGGTGCTTGCCGATGCGCCCCGCCTGCTTGTACATCTTGAGGCGGCCCCGGCCGTCGATCCAGGCGAAGCCGAAGGCGTGCGGCCCGCGCCGCTCGGTCGCCAGGGCGACCCGCCCCAGGGCCCGCAGGTCCAACCGGCGGCCCTCACGGCTGACGAATCCGAAGACACCGCACATGGTTTCTCCCTTTCTCTTTCTAGGGGTTAGTCACGGACCAGGGTATGGCCGACCGGCCGGCAGCGGGCGAAGCTGCGCGGGAAGCAGCGGCGGAACAGGTTGAGCGACCAGCGGCACGCCTTCCGCTCGTCGGCCCCCCGGGCGTGGGCGAACTCGTGCAGGTAGGTCAGGACGGACAGCCTGCCCGAAAGGGTGATGGCGTGGGCGGCCGGGCGGTAGTGGCTGGCGCCGCTGGGAGCGCCCGCCTCGACCCCCCGGAAGATCAGGCGGGGCTCGGCGATGCCGTAGGCGGCGGCCAGCCGGCGGTTCAGCCGCCAGAACTTGGCCTTGCGCTGGCTGACAGTCCCATGCCACGGCCGGCTGCGGGCGAAGGCCCGCACCGCCCGCAGGGCCGCCGGCTGGAACGTCACGGCCGGGTCGAGGACCTCTTGCACAGTCGCGGGGTAGTTGGCTCGGTAAGGCATATTCATCTCCTTTCACGCGGGCGAAAGAGGGGGGGGCGGGCCGTGTGACCCGCCCCCCGGTTCGGGTCGCTCCTGCTCCTCGGTGCGGCGGTCGTACTTGCGGGCCAGCCGCATCAGCTCCTTCTTGATGGCCTCGATGGTGGGCAGCCCCTCGGGCTGGATGTCGCCGAAGGTGTGGTCCTCCCGCCCCTTGGTCCAGCCGAGGCTGTAGAAGAGGCGGGTCAGGGCCGTCTGCCCCTCGCCCGAGCGGTGGATCGGGCTCGTCTCCACCGGCGTCTTGGCCACCCACTTGGGCAGCTTCTTCAGGGCCAGGGCCTTCTCGACCAGCCCCAGGCAGGTGAGGACGTGGCCGATGGCCTTGGTGGCGTTGGTGGTGCCGGCGAACACCCGGAACTCGACGGTCGGCTTGCTGCCGCGGAGCAGGTTGGCCAGGTTCAGGACGTGATAGCGCGGCAGGCAGTTCGCCGGGACGGCGGCGTCGCGGAACGCCTGCTGGTAGCGGTCGTCGCTCTGGACCGGGCGGCAGTAGGCGCCCTCCTCGCGGCTGCGGGTGCCGGTGGCGGCGAACAGGGCCTTCTCGAAGTTGGCCACCAGGCAGACCAGGCGCCGCAGGGCGCGCTTGTCGCTGCGGCTGAAGCCGACGTGGACGTGAAAGCCGGTCGAGCGGTTCACCCTGGCGCCGGCGCCGTTGAGCCAGTCGCAGACGGCCTTGAGCTGGCGGAGGCCGTCGGCGCCCCGGAGGACGGGGCTGACGATCTCGGCGGCGATGTAGCCGGGGGCGGGCTGGATGGAGGCGTCGCGCTCGGCCTTCCAGCCGGGGGGCAGCTGCGGCACCTGGACGCCCTGGTGGTAGCCGCCCACGGGGCAGGTGCCGGCGGGCAGGGTCACTTCGAGTTCGACGCCGAAGGTCAGGTCGTTTACGTTCACGGCGGCGGTCATGGGAGGCTCCTGTGTGTAGGTCAGGGCGTCATTCATTACGTCATTCATTGTAAGGCACCCGCCGGGGGAGTCAAGGATATTTCGGAGGATTTTTTGGAAAAATTCCGCCTCCGCCCAGGCCCCGGCCCGGCAAGGGGTTCCTGGCGGAGCTTTTTCCGGAAGGCCGCGGGGAGGCGCGGGTTGCGTCCGCCCCGCCGCCGCCCGTAGAATGGCCGGGGAGGAGGCCCCCTCGTGGCGGAGCGGCCGGGACGCCCGGCCCGCCCCGCCCGGCCACGACGGGGAGGTCCAAGGCCGCGTGGCAACGCCGCCAATTCCCGTGAGGCCAATTCCGCCATGAGCAGGGGACGGAAGGGGCGTTCCCCCGACCAGATCCGCAAGGACCGCTCGGAGGTCGCCTGCCTGTACCTGAAGGGCTGGACCCAGGCCGACATCGGCGCCAGGCTCGGCGTCTCCCGGCAGCAGGTCGGCTACGACCTGGGGGCCGTCCGCCGCGAGTGGCTGGCCTCCGCGCTGATGGACTTCAACGCCAAGAAGGCCGAGGAGCTGGCCAAGGTCGATAAACTGGAGCGCGAAGCGTGGGAATGCTTTGAGAACTCGAAGAAGGGCCGCGAGACCACCACCACGGAGCAGACCACCGACGGCGACGGCGACCGGACCAAGGCGGCCATCCGCAAGGAGGAGGAGCACGGCGACCCGCGTTACCTGTCCGTCGTGCAGTGGTGCATCAACAAGCGCTGCGACATCCTGGGCCTGAACGCCCCCCAGCGGCACCGGCACGGGGGGGACGAGGACGCGCCGCCGATCCGCCTGGAGGTCAACCCCGCCGCCGTCATCGAGGCCGGCAAGCGCCTGGAAGCGCAGATGTTGGCCCGGGGCTCCGGCGCGAACGTCGGTGGGAGCACCAATGGCCACGGCGGAACCGGTTAGCGTCGAGGGGCAGGAGGCCGAGCTGGTCGCCTGCGCCGCCAGCCCGCACTACTTCCTCTCCCGGCACGCGCGCATCTACGACCCCGACCGCCGCGACTGGATCCCCTTCGCCCTCTGGCCGGCCCAGGAGGCCGTGCTGGCGCAGGTCCGCCGCGAACAGCTGTCGGTCGTCCTCAAGGCCCGCCAGCTCGGCCTGACCTGGCTGTGCCTGGGCTACGGCCTGTGGGAGATGGTCTTCCGCCCGCCGGCCCGCTTCCTCTGCTTCAGCCGCCGCGAGACGGACGCCGCCTACCTGCTCGGCCCGGAGCGGCTGCGGGGCATGCTGGACCGTCTGCCCGGCTGGCTGCTGCCGGCGATGGCGGCCGCCCCGACCAACGACGCGGCGCACAGCCTGTTCCTGGCCAACGGCTCGACGGGCCATGCCTTCCCCTGCAACGCCGGCGACAGCTACACGGCCACCTTCGCCCTGCTGGACGAGTTCGACCTGCTCAGCGACCCGGAGCAGGCCCGCCTGCTGGGGGCGGTCAAGCCGACCATCGACCACGGCGGCAAGATGGTCCTGTTGAGCCGCTCGGACAAGGGCCGCCCCGAGTCGCCCTTCAAGCGCATCTACCGGGAGGCCAGGGAGGGGCGGTCGGCCTGGCACCCCGCCTTCCTCCCCTGGCACGCCCGGCCCGGGCGGGACGCGGCCTGGCACGAGGCGCAGCGGGCGCACTCCTTGACCTTCGGCTCGCTGGACTGGCTGCACGAGCACTACCCGGGCACCGACGCCGAGGCCCTGGCGCCGCGGTCGCTCGACAAGCGCCTGCCGGCGGAGTGGCTGCTGAAGTGCTACCAGCACCGCGAGCCGCTGCCCGGCCCGTTCCCGCCCTTCCAGAAGCCGCCGGCCATCAACGGGCTGGCCGTGTACGCCGTGCCGGCCCCCGGCCGCCGCTACGTCGCGGGGGCGGACCCCGCCGAGGGCAACCCGACCTCCGACCCGTCCGCCCTGGAGGTCCTGGACGTTGCCAGCGGGGAGGAGGTGGCGTCCCTGGCCGGGCGCTTCGAGCCGGCGACGTTCGCGGCGCACGTCGCTGCCGTCGGCCGCTACTACCACGGGGCCGCCGTCCTGGTGGAGAGGAACAACCACGGCGGCACGGTCCTGTACTGGTTGGGGGAGCACGCCCGGGACCTGCGCCGGCTGGGCGGCGACGACGGCAAGCCGGGCTGGAACACGACGACCAAGAGCAAGGCCCTGCTGTACGACCGCGCGGGCGAGGCCCTGCGCGACGGGGAGGCGGTCATCCACGGCCTGGACGTGTTCCACCAGCTGGCCAGCATCGAGGGGGCCACGCTGCGGGCGCCCGAGGGCCAGCACGACGACCGCGCGGTGGCGTTCGCCCTCGCCCTGACGGGACGCGCGATTCTGCTGACGAGAGGCCCGGCTGTCGTGGAGCAAGGGCCGTGCGTGCTGGTCCCCGGCAGGCAGGTGTGGTGACGGCGGCCGGCCGCACCGGGGCGACTGGGTACGGGGCCGGCCGGTGGTGATCCTCCGGCCCTTGCTCGGCCGGCGGCCTGGCAACCGCCCCCGGCGGTGGTAAGCTGCACGCGATCCCTTGGCCGCGCCGGCCTCCCAGGGACTTGCAGCGGGATCTGCGGCGGCAAGCGCCGGGGGTGGTCGTGCGGAACGCGGGGCAGGTAAACGTCGGGGGGCAGCAGGTGAACGTGGCGGCGGGAGAAAGTTGACTGTGGTGGGGATCGGTCCCGGACAAGGCTGCCGCCCGCGGATTTAGCCCAGTCACGCGCCTGGATCCGGTCGGGTCGCGCAGGGTGCGTTTTCAGGCGGGCTGTCCGGTGGGCCCCCGGGCGGTCAAGTGCGTCGGTCGGTCGATGTGGCCGACGCACCGAACGCTTCGACACGAACTCAACGCGGTGTTTCGGACCGACGCGCGCAAGACCTGGTCGGCGGCCTGACCGGGAGGAGAAAACCCAGGCTATGTCACGGGCTGAGCCTCGGCCTTAAGCGAGGTCACATCACGGCGCGGCGGGGCACCGAACTCCCGGCGGTATTCGCGACCG